ATGATGAGGGCAGTTAGATTTGGATGCCAGCTAGGATTTGATGTTCAGGTAACAATTGACCACCCAGAACGGTTAAAAATTATATCTCAGGAACGTTTGCGTGATGAACTGAGTAAAATTTTAATGTCTCGCCGTGTAAGTTGGGGTGTTATTAATTTATGTAATTGGGGTTTGATGGCCTACGTTATTCCTGAATTCTTGTTGTTGAAGAACTTACAACAAGGAGAAAATCATATTAAAGACGCGTATAGACATTCGCTGTTAGTTTTGAGCAAAGGTTGTCGTGTTAAGGTCGATGATCCAAGCACAAGATTGATTTTTAGACTGGCTTGTATGTTACACGATATTGGGAAGCCTGATACTCAAATGATCAACTCAACTGGCACTCATTTTTATGGCCATCAATATGTTGGTGCTAAAAAAGCCGAAAGAATTTTATTGAGACTCAGATTCAATAACGATACAATTTCTCGTGTCAAAGAGCTGGTATATCATCATATGTCTCCATTGATGCTTCAAAGGGGATATGATGAAGGTGGATTGACTAAACGCTCTATAATAAGATTAATTAGGCGTATTGGTGAACAAAATATTTATTTGTTACTAGATTTAGTAGCCTGTGATATGAAATCGTCTAAAAATTCTCGAGCACAGTTTTTGAGAGTGCTGACCAATTTGGTAAACAGGGCTATGACCGAAAAGCCTGAATCGATACAGTCGCCTTTGACTGGAAATGAAATAATGAATGTATTTGGCTTAAAACCTAGTCCAATAGTTGGAAAGATAAAGAAGCATTTAACTGAGTTGACTATTGATGAGAAAATTGGTAAGAATGATAGAATAGGTGCTATTATTGAAGCCAAACGATGGGTAGACGCCAATAATGTTTATAAAGGAGAGGACGACAAGTAGATGAATAACAAGCTGTTGGATAAATTTACTACAATTTTTAAATGTATTGCAGGGTCTCGTTTGTACGGAACTGCAACGCCAGATTCCGATACAGACATTCGTGGTGTGTTCATCCCTACTAAAGAATATTTTCTAGGATTTGTGCACGACATAAACCAAATAGAAAGCCAAAACGATGAGGATGTTGTATACTATGAGGTTAGAAGGTTCTTTGATCTATGTACTCAGAACAATCCAAGTTTGTTGGAGCTTCTATTCGTACCAGAGTCGCACACATTGATGGCCACTGACGCTTGGAAGACAATTGTTGATAATAGGAATTTATTCTTATCGACAAACGCTCGTTATACTTTTGCTGGATATGCTGCATCTCAACGAAAGAGGATTAAACTTCATAGAGACTGGTTACTCAATCCACCTAAGGCTCAGCCACAACGGTCAGAGTTTGGGCTACCTAACGACGTATGTTTAGTCAGCAAAGAACAACTTAATGTTTTCGTTAAGGCTACGACTACGACTGAAGAAACGTTTGACTTCGATCTGTTACAACAGGCCGAAATTGATAGTCATTTAATGGCAGTTTTACAACGAGAGAAGGCTTTCCAGAATGCTAACAAACATTGGAGTTCATATCAGAACTGGAATGCCTCTCGTAATCCAAAGCGAGCTGCTTTGGAAGCCAAATTTGGATACGATACTAAATGCGCAAGCCATTTGTATAGGTTGTTAACTGAGGGCGAAGAATTGCTTTCAACTGGGAACATTACGCTACCAAGGCCTGACGCGGATAAGCTAAGGGCTATTCGTGAAGGACAATATAGTTATGATTGGCTGATGGATGTGGTTGACGGCGTTGATGAGCGATTTGAACACTTAGCTACTCAAAGTTATTTGCCGTCTAAGCCTAAGGTTGATAAAATCGATGCTCTTTGTCAACAATTAGTGCAAAAGTGTCTACGCCATTAAGAACATCACGAACAACACTATCGTCGTCGTCGTCGTTGACTTTTTTTCAGAATAAGGTATAATTAAAGTACGATAAATAAGGAGATAGATAGCAAAGAACGATGATACAGATAGAAGAAGAAAAGAAAGAACGAAGAAAACAATTAGTAGCCAAAGCCTTAACATATCTTTATGGTTGTCAAACATCTGATGAACAAGCACATCATTCTGTAAAATGGCAGAACGCTGCTGGGTTTAATGCTCTTGATGCCAAATTTGGCTCATCTCTGGCTGAAAAATTGATAGCTGGTATCTCTTTGAGTGACAAACAATATCATTATGCTGATAAAATTGCTCGTAAGTATAAAAAACAACTTGAAGCCGTTGATATTATTTTGGGCAAAGACACTGAAGTTCGTTTTATAGACGCCAATCCTGCTCAAGCACCAGTAGACACCCAACCGATAAAAGACTTTCAAATTGCTCAATCACATTCAGTGTTTGCTGTTAAGTTTGTTTATAACGCTGATGTAATCGAAGCCATAAGAACCGTTGATGGTCGTAAATGGAATTCGAGCAACAAATGTTGGACTATTCCTCTTTCTAGCGCTAAACAACTCAAAGATTCATTAGCGTCTTTTTCTGTGCAACTTAATATTCTTGACGCGTATATTCAAAAAGATGATGAACAACGACAAGAAGCGTACGCTCGTTCGTTTGCAATCGATAGTGTTGATGATCTTGGAATTGAACTTGGTGGAGTGCTTAGACCATTTCAAATTGCTGGTGTCAAATACGCGTTAGCTATGAAAAGAACTTTTATTGCTGATCAAATGGGATTGGGGAAGACTATTCAAGCTCTGGCGACTATTCAGGCTGCTAACGCTTATCCTGCAATTATAATTTGTCCTGCAGCTGTTAAACTAAATTGGGAAAGAGAAGCCAACAAATGGTTGCCAATGAAGGTCGTCACCGTCGTAAGCGGTAATAAACCATTTGACGTCAATGCTGACATTGTGGTCATTAATTATGATATTGTTAAACGAAGGCTAGACGCATTAATAGCCTTAAGGGCCAAGACAGTTGTCTTAGACGAAAGTCATTATTGTAAGAACTATAAAGCACAAAGAACTATCGTTGTGCAGAAATTGGTTAAGAACTCTGAATATAGATTGGCCTTGACTGGGACTCCTACGTTGAATAGGCCTAAAGAGTTGATAAGTCAGCTGAAAATACTTGGTAGACTTAATCAATTTGGTGGAATATGGTCGTTCGCTAAACGTTATTGCAACGCTCAGCCAACTAGTTTTGGATGGGATATGAGTGGTTCTAATAATTTAGAAGAATTAAACGACAAAATGCGTCAACTTTGCTACATTCGTCGATTAAAAGAGAATGTATTGAACGATTTGCCTGCAAAGGCAAGAGTCGTCGTCCCTCTACCTATTGACAACAGAAAGGATTATAAGAAAGCTGTTGAAGACCTAGTCAATTGGGTTAGAGACAACGTTGAACAAGACAAAAAGTTTATGAAAGAAATTGAACATCTTGATGAACAGGAAAAGAAATTAGCAATCGCTATTCGTCGAGACGAAAAAGGACAAGCTGCTCGCAATGCTGAACAATTAGTTCGAATTGAGGTGTTGAAACAAGTAGCTGTTAAGGGGAAAATGGCAGCCGCCATTGAATGGATTACAGATTTTATTGAAACTGGAGAAAAGTTAGTGTTGTTTGCTCATCATAAAGATATTGTAAATGAAATCGCTGACCACTTTGGTGCTCCTCATATTACAGGTTCTGATAGTGTCGAAGCCAGACAGACAGCAATCGATGCGTTTCAGAACGACCCTGATGTAAAATTAATCGTTTGTAACCTACAAGCTGGTGGAATAGGTATTACCTTAACGGCAGCATCTGATGTAGCATTCTTAGAACTCGGTTGGAATCCTGCGATTCACGACCAAGCTGAAGACCGTATACATAGAATGGGTCAGAAAAATGCTGTTACAGCTTGGTACTTATTGGCAGCCAATACTATCGATGAAGATATCTCTGAAATAATTGACAATAAAAGAATTGTTGTTAGCGCAGTAACAGAAGGAAGGCCCACTACAGGCGAAAAATCTGGTATAATAAAAGAGTTAATGACGAGGTTGTTAAGTGAGAAAACATATAAGAGAAAAACAAAGGTCAAGAATGGAGAAGAGGAAAAAGACAATGGAAACTAAGACTAGGACCAAAACAACAAAAGGAGATTCGTGGGTTGTTCTCAAAGATGATGGATATGGCTACACACCCGACAGTTTAAATTTTTGGGCCGAAAACAAAAAAAGGATTGGAACCATAGTTTCGATAGAAGTTGGTTCCGCACTTAGAACAGAGAATCGTTGGACAAACGGACATCTTATCAATATTAATTATAATAGCATTATAATTGGGGCTGAGGGTGAAATTTGGCTTTCTGGTTGTAGTTGTGGTTATGAAGGAAAAGGATCTAACGGAACTGAGACAATTTTAATTGAACTAGGACTAAGTGTTTTTGAGGCTCGTGACAAAGCGTTCAAGCCAGAATTTTTTATAGAATTCTCTTGTAAGGATGTGACAAACAATTAAAATATGAGAATTTTTGTACATTGACACTCTTCTTGACATAGATGCTCCTTTGTTTGTTGTCAAAACACGACATAGGTTTATCAACACGAGCTATTTGTAATATAATAAGTTAGACGAGAATGGAGTTAGGTAAGAACGTACCTAGCTCTGTTTTTATGTAATGGAGGACAATTACAAGTGAAAGCTACTGAATTCATAGATTTTTATACAGCTTTGGCTAAGCAACAAACAACAGAAGCCGAAATAGACGCTTTCTTCTCAGCTATAAGTCCATTGACCAAAGGAACTATCGTAGAGAAATATTTTAAAGGGCAAAGCGATTGTTCACGTGTTGATAAAGTAATAGCCATTGATGCTATTGCTCACACAATCCACGCCAAAGACCCTAGATTATTGTACGATTTGTTTCCTAACGCAAATTATGGACCTATTCGTAAACGACTAGATGCCTTAGCAGGATTAGAGGTTGAAAACGATGTGAGGGCTTACACTAGAGAATATTTTACAACTCTCAAATCAGAAGATGGGTTGACGTTTTTAAACAAACAGGTAGGTCGTACAAAAAAAAATGACATACAAAGCTCGATCGAAAGTTACGATAATTTGTTCGAAGCCCAGCTAAGGATTGGTAACCGTGAAAACCTTTTGTCTGACGCTGAGTTATTGACGCTCAAACGTTCGACTGACAATGACAAATATGACCAAATGATTGCCGAACGTGGACTTGATGACGAAGACGCTGAACCTGTCATTATTGGTGGATATGCTAGTGTTGAAGTGATTGACAGAGAAGGTCATTTAATAACTATTTCTGCGCTAAAGAAGGCCTTCCAAGACTTTATGAAGAGCTTTAGGACAAGAAACATAATGATTGCCCATTCTGATATTCAAGTTGGTTGGCCATTGCCAGCGTTTGTTAACAAGAAAGGCGAGGTATTTAAATCAGGTGTAGACAAAAAAGGACTATATTTGATTACGGAGGTCAGACCTGATTCGACAGTGGCTAGGAAGGTTCGTACCTCTATTCTTAATGGAGAGTTTAAATCGTATTCAATTGCAGGGACTGCCACAAAGAAACAAATGGTTACTAAAGGGAGTCAAACTTATCTTCAAGTAGACGAGCTTGAACTGGCAGAAGTCACAGTTTGTGAGAAGCCTGTCAATCAAGACTCTCACTTTAAAATGTTAAAGTCAGAAGACAGAGGCCAAGGCCAAGGCCAAGACCGAGGCCAAGACCGAGGCCGAGGCAACTCTATAAGTCGTTAACAAGCAAAGAAAGTTGGTGACGAACTTAATATCAATTGGAGTAACACTGACTTAAACGAATTTGTTCAAGGAATTAACGTAGAACTTGAACACAAGGACATAACGGGGGGAGATAAAATAATGACAGCCAAAATTGCTTTAAGTCATCTTAAAGAACTACCTGATTATTATTCTAGGTTAAAACGTATGGAGAGTGAAAAGATTGCAAAATCTGAAGATGATGAAAATGTCGACGAGACCGATAAAACTGACAAAAGACTCAAGATTTTGAACAGTGAAGACATAAGAGATAAAGTTATAGACTTTTTCACTGATAATTCTAACCCTAGTGATGACCAAGTACATCAACTAGCTGATGAACTAGGTATCGGCACAGACGCCTTAGAGGAAGAAATTTATTCTTTATTGGCCGAAGAGCTAGAAATTGAAGAAACTATCAAGGGACATAAATTATCGTTACAAAATTGTTTGTCAAAGGCTTTTCCACAAGAAGAAAAAGACGACGACGACGACGACGACGATAATAATGTTATTGATGATGGTCGTAAAGTAACAAAAGCAGGAACGAAAGAGAGGTATATTAAATTGAACAACACTAAAGGCAAAACTTCGTTGGAAAAACTTAACAACTTGTTAGTAGAAAAAGGAGTATTGGGTAAAATTGGTGGAGCACTTGTTGGCGGTGCAATGGGAGGTGCTGCTGGTGCTGTAGGTGGCGGCATACTTGGTCATAAAGTTGACCAAGCTACAGAAGAGAATAAAGCTGATGACGATGACGAGAATAAGGCGAAGACGAAGACGAAGACAAAAGCTAAGAAAATTATTGACGCTGGCAAAGTTGAATTTGCCAAAGGGACAGCAAGTTCAGCGCCAGTCGCTAGAGAACGTATGCAAGATGATTACATTGACAAGCAGGGTGGTGAACTAGATGCCAATGCTATTATGCCTGACCTTGCGAGAAATGTCCTAGGACCTAACCCTAAAGCCGAAAAAGTTATGAGACAAACTGGCGATATGAAGAACACTGCTGGTGGGATGTTAGGGATGCCAACAAAAGGTTCTACTAACAAGAAAACGTCTGTCGTTAGCGGCGATGGTCAAGTAGCAACCAAATCGTTGGACGCCTTAATTGAATACCTAGCAAGAGAACTAGAAACACCCCCTCCTGGAGCAATTTTCGACCGTCAAGCACGTAGACGGAAAGAAAGGCGGTCTTTGTCTAATTTAGGACTTTAACCAATGACTATAATTAATCTATTCGAGCAATGGTTGGCAAAACAAGTTAGCGTTCCTCCAAGGCCAGGATTGACGTTCAACAGACAAAGTCATAGGTGGGAGAGACCAAAACCTTATTACTCATCGTCTGAAAGACTTGATGACCAAAAACGAGAAGCACAACAAGATGGTGGAAGACAAGGTAGTCCGTCTAAAATCAAAAAACTTGTGACTACCCCTCATTTGTGGCAAAGGGCCCAAACACGTGTTGGCTTTCAGGCAGTTCATCAAGGCCTAGATTCGTTAAAAGATGTTGATTTGCCTAAGGATGGTTGGTATAAACATATTGTTAATGATGGTTATATTGTAGGTCACGGAAATGTTGTTAAGACGGTTTTAAGCCCTACAATGCATCCAATGGGGAAACGAATATGATAGATTATGAACAAAGCGTTAAGGCTATTTTAAAAGATAAACGATTGACACAAAAGGTTGTTGACTTTTGGTGTGAAGTCCAAGAAAATAATAAGATCGACGTCAAACAATTTCGTCAACAATTTAATGACTATACGAAAGATGGATTGGCTGGATTAATAACAGCGATGTCTTTATCGCACGAAGGAGAAGAAAAGAATATGCCTAAAAGCGATGTACAAATCAAAAAAGGCGTCGACGCCCTTGCGTTGCTATTACGTAAAGAAGGGCCGCCTATTGCAGAAAAGTAACAAATCATTTCGAACATTAGTGCAAATGTACCAGTTAGCGCCGTTAAGGCGCTAATTTTGTATTCTACGCCGTCTGAGAAGCGTTAGAAACACGTCAGAGTTCGCGCCATCGTTAGTCAATCAAGGATGAGCTCTTTAGTGGAGGAAGATTATGGAACAACAACAACAAAGACAAGAACGACAATTAAAATTAGGAAGGTTACCAACCGTTAAGGACGTACGTACGTTGAGGGCAAAAACTATTTGGGTCGAAAACGAGAAGTTGCCTTCATTACCAGTCGCTTATAACGTTCACAAACAACTTAATATCGTTGACAATCGTATGTTTGCTAACGACCGTTATGGGGATTGTGTCAAAGCCGCTCAAGCACATAATATTCTGTGCTATGAAAAGTACGAACAAGGTAAATTAATTGACATTTCGGACAGTCAAGTAGTAGACGCTTATTTGGAAGAGACAGACGGAAAGGATTGTGGGTTAGTAATGTTATACAGCTTACGTTGTTGGCGAGAGCAAGGCTGGAACTTAAATGGCAATGGCAATGGCAATGAATCTAATAGACATAGATACCGAATACACGCTTTTGCAACAATAGATTGGAGAGACCACGAAGAGGTCAAAAGGTGTATTCATTTACTTGGTGGAGTGCAATTTGGAATGGATGTTTATGACGCTGACCTTAAACAGTATAATGATAATGACAATAACAATTGGACGTTGACTGCCCAAAACGGCAATTATAAAGGTGGTCACGCTGTATATGCTTATGGATACGATCAAACAGGAATTTGGTGCGTTACTTGGGGAAAAGAAATGCACGTTGATTGGAGTTTTTGGGACAAGCGTGTAAAAGAAGCGTATGCTGTGATAGACAACAAAAATTATTGGTTGACTGACAGTCCAGTAAATGTTATGAAGCTTGAAAGGTATTTAAAGACAATTACTGACGGTCTAACTGATACTGAAAAGTTTCCAACCAATGACGACGATGATGATGATGACGACGATGATGAACAACAAGGGCATAAATGTTTTGTCATAGAATGGTTCAAACGGATAATTAGAAGAGAATAAACATCGGTTGGCGTAAATGTATTAGTTGGCAGGAAACAAACGCTAGATTTGCGTCTCGGGAGGTCTTACAAGTGCTAGAGAGTGTATTAAAACCAGGAGATATCTTAGTGTTCGTCAACGATAGGCAAGATTTGTGTTCAAAAATTAAAAGGGCTTTGATGGGCAAATTCGAACACGTATCAATGTATGTTGAAACTGTAACGTATGGCAAAGACGTTATTCCTTTAGTGTTTGAGTCAAATACTTCAGGCGTTGGCATATACAACCTTGCTCGCTATTGTGGACGATCAGTCGTCGTCAAGCGAATTACGGACGATTGTGACGTTAGAAGGCAATTGGTCCAGACAGCAGACAAAATGGTCGTTACAGAGCCAGACGAAGCTTATGATTGGCGCTCTTTGATAAGTTGTTGTGTTCTTAGGGTGTTGAAGGAACGGTTTCACGCATTACCGTGGATGAACTTAACGTACGTCCGTAATGAATCGATGATTTGTAGTGAAGCTGTTGCAGAAGTGTTATGGCAAACTGGAATAAACTTATTGCCAACAAATCGTATTCCTATTCCACAAGATTTTGCAGACAATGAGAATTTTCCTTTAGTTGGTGAGTATAGTGTGGGTATATGAACGAAAATAAGACCAAAACCAAGAAGCTAAGCCACAGTCAACTTGTTAGCCTTAGCCACGATTGGTTGACGAACAAAATGAAGTGTGGAATTCGTTATGCGAAATTAGCACTAGAGCTACGAAAGAAACACCAGATGTAATTGGTTTTAAAGCCTATTGTCATTATAGCATTGTCGTCGAATGCAAAACTAGTCGTTCAGATTATTTGGCTGATATGAAGAAAAGTGTTCGGACAGATAATACAGGAATGGGTGACTATAGATATTACTTAGCAGAACGAGGTGTAATAGACGAAAACAAATTGCCATTCAATTGGGGATTGTTGGTCGTAGACGCCAATGCCAATGCCAATGCCAACGATGCCAATGGGAAACCGACGATAAAGATGGTTAAAGCGGCTAGTAGGTGTTTAAACACCAAAACACAAGAGCTAACACTGTTATACAGTTGCCTAAGAAGGCTGTTCTTAGAAGGACAATGCAAATCGGTTTATGTCGATGAATATTCAAGAATTTTTAAACAGCAAAGGACGAACAACGATGGTGGCGGCGGCGGCGAACAACGATGGCGATGATGAAAGACAAAGACAGAGACAGAGACAGTTACGGCAAACCTCTTGGGGCTCCCCTCCCTCCTCCGTACACGAAGGGGGGGAGAGAAAGGAAAAAGGAGGGGGGGCTCTAAACGTTCTTTCCCCGCTCTGTCCGG